GTACGTGGTAAATAAATTAATTGCCGAAGTTGAGAACGCACGGGATGCCAAGACCCGAGTTACTGCCTTATCTAAGTTAGGCGAGATTGACGGGGTTGATGCGTTTAAGAAGCGTACCGAGATGACAGTCAGGGTTCAGCCTATTGAAGAGGTTGAAAAAGAACTTTTGGAGACCCTGTCTAATATAGAGTCCAAAGTAATTGACGTAGAAGCCCGTGAAATTGTCTTTGGCGACAGGTCAGAATGATTGGTAACTCGATCTTGACCCCAGAAGACCTCATGAGGCTGCGGTTGGCACTGCCGACCATGCCAGATAAGCAGAAAAGACGCACCGCAGAGCTACTTAAGCAGTACCAGCAGCAAATTACACAAGGTTTAGCTAAGGATTCCTTCTTAGACTTCGTAAAACACGTATATACGGGGTATAAAGTTGGCCCACATCATCTACGTCTGGCTCAAATCTTTGAAGATATCGCTGCAGGAAAGAAGAAGCGCGTTATTGTTAATATTGCGCCGCGACATGGTAAGTCAGAACTTATATCATATCTTGCCCCTGCATGGTTTTTGGGAAAGTACCCTCAGAAAAAAATTATTATGGCTTCACATACAGCTGATCTTGCTGTCAATTTTGGTCGTCGAGTGCGAAATTTGGTTGGTTCAGAGTCTTACCGAGACGTTTTTCCGCAGATAGAGCTACAGGCCGACTCAAAATCTGCTTCACGATGGGGTACTAACTTTAATGGCGAATATTTTGCTATCGGCGTTGGAGGCGCTCTTGCTGGGCGCGGCGCTGACCTATTTATTATTGATGATCCGCACTCCGAACAGGAGGCGAAGACTGGTCGTCCAGATGTTTTTCTTCCTGCTTGGGAGTGGTTTCAGTCTGGCCCTCTTCAGCGACTTATGCCGGGCGGCGCTATTATAGTTGTGATGACAAGATGGTCGAAACTCGACCTGACTGGACAGATTATTACCCAAATGGATCGACATGACGACGTTGACCGTTGGGAAGTTGTAGAGTTTCCAGCAATTAAAGACGATGGTGAACCACTTTGGCCTGAGTTCTGGCCTTTGCAGGAATTACTGTCTAAAAAAGCTGGTCTAGACGTGCGGTATTGGAATGCCCAGTACATGCAGAAGCCTACATCTGAAGAAGGCGCGCTAATTAAGAGAGAATGGTGGGAAATATGGGACAAAGACGACCCGCCGTCGTGTGACTTTACGATTATGGCGCTGGACGCCGCTCAAGAAACTAATAATAGAGCCGACTATAACGCCCTGACTACGTGGGGCGTGTTCTTCAATGAAGAGACTAATAACTACAACATCATCCTACTTAATGCAATTAAAAAGCGTATGGAGTTCCCTGAACTAAAGAAACTTGTACTAGAAGAGTACAAAGAGTGGGAACCTGATGCGTTTATTGTTGAAAAGAAGTCTAATGGAGCTGCGCTCTACCAAGAGTTAAGGCGTATGGGTGTGCCAGTAGGTGAGTTCACACCGGGCAAAGGACAAGATAAAATTAGTCGTGTTAATGCGGTCTCAGATTTGTTCTCTGCTGGTATAGTTTGGGCGCCTGATCGTAGATGGGCTAAAGAAGTTATAGAAGAATGTAACGACTTTCCATCTGGGGCTAACGACGACTTGGTTGACTCTACGACTTTAGCATTGGCAAGATTTAGACAAGGTGGGTTTATCCGCTTACCAAGCGACGAGCCTGACGATGATATTGCATACCGGTATAGACGTAAATCGTCTGCCTACTACTAGGAATAATTATGGCTATTGACAAGAGTTTATACGCAGCCCCACAAGGTCTTGAGGCCTTAGAAGAGATGAATCAAGGCCCTGAGCTTGAGATTGAAATTGAAGACCCAGAGTCAGTCACCATTGGCTTGGATGGTGAACCGATCTTAGAGTTTACGAAAGAAGAAGCTGAAGACGACTTCAATGCCAACCTTGCCGAAGAGATGAGCGAGACTGAGCTTCAAAGTCTTGCAAGTGAATTGACCTCTGATTACGACGATGATGTAGCGTCTAGGCGCGACTGGATGCAGACCTATGTTGATGGCTTAGAACTACTTGGCTTGAAGATTGAAGAACGCACAGAGCCTTGGCCCGGAGCCTGTGGGGTTTACCACCCGCTGTTAGCAGAAGCATTGGTTAAGTTCCAAGCTGAAACGATGATGTCCACCTTCCCTGCTGCTGGGCCGGTTAAGACTCAGATCATTGGTCGTGAAACGCCGGAAAAGAAAGACGCTGCTGTCAGAGTTCAGGATGATATGAACTACCAGCTTATGGATGTCATGGATGAGTACCGCCCTGAACACGAAAGAATGTTGTGGGGTTTAGGTCTAGCTGGAAATGCTTTTAAAAAGGTGTACTACGATCCTGCGTTGGGTCGTCAGATTTCTCTGTTTGTTCCTGCAGAAGATATTGTTGTGCCTTACGGTGCATCGAACATCGAGACTGCTGAGCGTGTGACCCACGTTATGCGCAAGACAGAAAATGAATTAAGAAAGCTTCAGGTTGGCGGCTTTTATAAAGATGTTGATCTTGGCGAACCCAATAACACATTGGACGAAGTAGAAAAGAAGATTGCCGAGCAGATGGGCTTTCGTGCTATTTCTGATGCGCGTTACAAGCTCCTTGAAATGCAAGTCAACCTAGACCTTCCGGGGTATGAACATGAAGAAGACGGAGAAGAAACAGGGATTGCGCTTCCTTATATCGTCACAATTGAACAGGGTAGCAACACGATTCTGTCGATTCGTCGTAACTGGGAGCCAGATGATGACACAAATCAAAAGCGTCAGCACTTGGTTCATTACGGGTACGTCCCGGGTTTTGGGTTTTATTACTTTGGCCTCATTCATCTTGTTGGTGCTTTTGCTAAGTCTGGTACTTCTCTTATCCGTCAGCTTGTTGATGCAGGTACTTTAAGTAATCTGCCCGGTGGCTTTAAGACCCGAGGCATGAGGATCAAGGGCGACGACACACCCATTTCTCCCGGAGAGTGGCGCGACGCTGATGTTCCTAGTGGGACGATGCGCGACAACCTTTTGCCTTTGCCATACAAAGAGCCAAGCCAAGTCTTGCTGGGTTTGATGAACCAGATCGTTGAAGACGGTCGTCGCTTTGCTAACACTGCGGATCTTCAGATTAGCGATATGTCTGCCAACTCCCCTGTTGGTACAACGCTGGCTATCCTAGAAAGAACGTTGAAGGTGATGTCGGCTGTTCAGGCGCGTGTTCATTTCTCCATGAAACGTGAGCTTGGTCTGCTTAAGAAGATCATCGCCGACTACACGCCTGAAGACTATAACTACGATCCGGTTGAAGGCAATAGACGCGCCAAGAAGTCCGACTATGACAACGTGGATGTTGTTCCAGTTAGCGATCCAAATGCCAGCACAATGGCACAGAAGATTGTTCAGTATCAAGCCGTATTGCAATTGGCGCAGGGCGCACCACAGATGTACAACATGCCCCTGCTACACCGACAGATGTTGGATGTTCTTGGTATTAAGGATGTACAGAAACTTATCCCGATGGATGAGGATCAAAAGCCTACAGACCCAGTATCAGAAAACCAAAACATTCTGATGATGAAACCGGTCAAGGCGTTTTTGTACCAAGACCACAAGGCACACATGACGGTTCACATGTCTGCAATGCAAGACCCGAAGATTATTGCGCTTTTACAGAACAACCCGATGGCTCCACAAATCCAAATGGCAATGCAGAACCACCTCAACGAGCATTTGGGTATGGAGTACCGCAAGCAGATTGAAGCTCAGTTGGGAATGAACTTGCCTCCACAGAAGGATGAGGCTGGTGAAGATAACAACATGAGTCCAGAGGTTGAAGCCCGACTCTCTCCTCTCCTTGCCCAAGCTGCACAACAGTTGTTGCAGATGAACCAACAAGAAGTCCAACAGCAACAAGCCCAACAGCAAGCTCAAGACCCGCTGGTACAGATGCAGCAAGCTGAGTTGCAACTTAAAGCAGGTGAGTTGGAGCGTAAGAAAGCTAAAGACGCCGTTGATGCTCAACTCAAACAAGAGCAGTTGCAGATTGATCGTGAACGTATTGAAAACCAGACACAGGTTGAAGGCGTTCGTATTGGTCTAAAAGCAGAACAAGACAAGCGCAATCAGGATGATAAACAGCAGTATGAGGGCATTAAGATTGGTACAGATGTTGCTTTGAAACAACGTCAGATGGAACTGCAGGCTAGACAGCAAAACAAACCAACAAAAGGTGAGTAATGGACGCTTTCGAGGTATTAGTTAAGCAGCTTGACGAGAAGATTGAACAACTCCAAGACTTTATAAGTACGGGCAGACCCGAGACTTTCGAGGAGTACAAAAAACTGTGCGGTGAGATTAGAGGTCTTAACATCGCACGGGGATATACCCTTGACCTCAAACAACGTATGGAGTCCTCAGATGAGTGAAATCCTTATCGGTTCAAACCCCGATAATCCACAAGTAGTAGGCTTTTACAACTCCGAAGCTACCGCTGAAGAGAAAGCACGACAACTCCCACGTCCCTCTGGCTACCATATTTTATGTGCCATTCCAGAAATGGAAAAAGAGTTTGACAGCGGCATCATCAAAGCAGAAGAGACAGTACGCAACGAAGAGATCCTCACAACGGTTTTGTTTGTCGTGGACTTAGGCCCTGACTGCTACAAAGACGAAAAGAAGTTTCCATCCGGAGCTTGGTGTCAGAAAGGCGATTTTGTGTTAGTTCGCCCCAATGCTGGCTCAAGACTGGTGATTCATGGACGCGAGTTTCGTCTCATTAATGATGACACTGTTGAAGGCGTTGTAGACGATCCCCGTGGGATCAAACGTAAATAAGGAGCCTACAAAATGGCTGACTACGAAAAAGACGAGTTTAAGTTCCCTGATGAAATTGAGGTTAGCAAGGGGGGTGAGGTCGAAGATAAGTTTGAAATTGAAATCGAAGACGACACTCCGGAACAGGATCGTGGGCGCGAGCCTATGCCCAAGGAAGTAGTTGACGAGCTTGAAAATGACGAGCTTGAAGAGTATTCCGACAAAGTTAA